AGATTGTTGCGTGGGTACATAAAGGAACTAGCAAAGTTCTTGGCTGGACATATTTGCATCGCATCTCACCTGGTGGATTGCGTCCAATCTTTAAAGGCGACTTTGTTGGATTTCCAGATCGTTCAAATGGTGTTGGTGTTGCTGAATTAATTTATGAAGAGCAACGCTATCAAGAATCAGTTATTAATATGCGAATTGACAATGGTACATTGGCATCGTTGCCGATGTTTGCATATCGTCAAAGTTCAGGACTTAAGCCACAATCTTTGCGTGTGAAGCCTGGCCAAGGCATTCCAGTTGATGACGTAAATGACATTAAAGTATTCCAATTCCCATTCTTGCAAGGCTTTGGCTATCAAGAAGAGATGGCAATGGAATCTAAAGCTGAAGGCTTGCTTGCTATATCTGACATTCAATTAGGTCGTGCACCTGATAAAGTGGGAGCTCTACGAAATGCTACAGGATCAAATTTGTTGGCTTCAGAAGCTGGCATTCAGCTTGAGATCCATTTTGATAGATTGGCTCGTTGTATTGATCGTACTCTGCAATTTTTGTTTCGATTATGCAGAGAGCGTATGCCTGATGAATTGTATTATCGCGTAACGGGTGATCGTGGTGAGCCAATCTTTGGCAAAGTTAATCGTGAAGATCTTAAAGGCGAGTATGACTTCAAGATTTCAGTTGATGTATTAGGTCAAAGCCAATCAGAGAAACAACAACAAGCAGTGCTGATGATGCAGACTCTTATCAATCCTGCATTCACGCAAACTGGTGTTGTGACTCCTGAGAATATGTATAATTTGTGCAAGAATTTCCTAAAAGTTAACAAGCTTGGTCGCGTTGATGATTATCTAACTAAGCCACAAGGCTATGTTGAGCGCATCACACCTGCTGAGAGAATTTACAGACTTTCATTCAGCATGTTTGCAAATCCAGCGATTGAAGATACAGTTACTTTGGATGAGAATCATCAGCAATCGCTTGAAGATTACGCGAAATTCGAGCAGACAGATTTATTTGGACTCTTCAACCAAGAAGCACTCGCAGCGTATGCGAGACTCAAGCAACGTCACATGCAAATGTTGCAAGCTCAACAAGCTGGCAGCAACCCAAATTTATCCGGCATGCAGATACCGCGAGAAGGATTTGCAGCGATTGGTCAACAAGGTGGCGGTCAAATGAGCCAAGTAGTTGGCAATAATCCATCTGAAGCAACAGGACCGTTGGTGTAATCATGTGGCCATTTAAAAAGAAAATATCATCATCTGAAAAGTTGCTATCATTTAATGCTGAAGAGCTTGGCGCTCAGATGCAGCAGTTATCTGTTGAACTTTATCGATGCAAAGAAGAAGCATCTATTAAGCTTGTTCAGAGAATGATTGATACAGCTAGAAATATTCAGATCATTGAGATCAATCGCATTAGCCCGAATAAAGCAAAGCTTGAACAGCTCGAGCATCAGCTAGGTCGATTGGCTGCATTGTCTGATTTGTACAACTTCATCACTGGAAGTTTAGATCCAGCCGTTTATAATGAAAGAAAAGAAGCACCTAGAAAGCATGTTCGCATGCTTCAGCGTACTTCTGAATTTAGCAAACCAATCATTTAAGGAGAAATTATATGGCAAGCGCAATCAAAGGCGGAAAAGCCCGATTAGAGCAAGTTGCACAACAATCAAAAGGCATTGTGCCTGTTAGTGAGGCTGTTGACACTGTGAAAGCAGCTGGCCCACGTGGCGCATCTAAAGCAATTGTGAAGAAAAAGATTAAGGTCAAATCAAAAGCTTGATTTAACTGTTTAATCTTTTAAACTTAGGGGAGGGGCATCATGGAAGATACCCAAGAAATAGGTGACGTTACAGAAAATAACGCACAAGATAAGAATAGACTCGCTGAAGAAGTCGCTGCTTTGAAGGCTCAGATTGAGGCGCTATCTGCAAATCAATTCCAAGCTAATAACTCAGTTCAACCTGAACAAGAAGATGTTCAATTGACGCCTGAGCAAGCTGCAGCATTCCAAGCAAACCCAGCACTATTTGCCAATTGGATGAAATTGCAAGCTAGTGGAATGAAGAATGAGATCAGACAAGAATCTCAGAAGCACATTCAGGATGCTAAAGCCTACGAGAAATTTCCGTTGCTCAATACAGATAAAGATTTTCAAAAGCGTGTAACAAACCAGATGCGAGAGATGATTTCGCAAAAGGAATACACCAAGAATGATCCCATGCTGTTATTTCGTGCATCGCAAATTGTCGCAGCCGAGTATGCTCCTGCTAGATCTAATGCTTCGAAATCTGCAATGTCTTCTGTAGAAAGTCGTATGACAGGCCAACAAAGTCGTCAGCAAACCGGCCCAAAGATCGGTGATGATGATCAGCAAATTCGTTTTGCTAAGTTGATGGGAATTGAAGGCGCAAAGCTTGAAAAGTTTCGTGCACAATTGACCAAACCATTTGAAGGTTCAGCTCGTCGAGCTACAAGGAGATTTCAAAAATGAGCGCAGTTTCACAAAAAGGATCACTCAAATTTATTAGCTACCGTCCTACCGATAAACTCGATCCTGGATTTAAGATTGTAGGCCATAAGCTGCGTTGGATTGCAGCTACTCAGACTGAAGATAAGATGGGCCGTATTTGGCGTGTTCTTAGAAAGTCTGAACTATCCAAAGATGCTTTACAATCTTTGTCTGAATCTAATCGAGATATGTTTGGTAGCGGCGACACAATACGCAATAGAGAATTAGTTCTTTCATATGCTTCAGAGGAAGCTGTGCTTGTTGAGCGCAATGCGATCAATGAGTCATCGAAGAGACAATTAAGTAGCGTCACATCTAAGGCTGTGCCTGGTGGTGGACGTCACATGAAAGTCCAAGAGTCTGAATTATCTAAAGTCTCTACTGCAGAATTTTTCGATAATTAACACTATTCTATCCTAATTATAGGAGGGAGGATTTCAAAATGGCCAATTCAAACGTTCCATATGGTTTTGTATTGATTGATGATGAAGGCAAACAATTCCGCGTTCGTCGATTCTTGAAGAAAACTGGTAATGCTATCTACGCTGGTGATGCAGTTATTCAAGCATCCACTGGTGATGTTGATGTTGCTGCAGCTGGCTCAGTATTGCTTGGTGTTGCTTTGGAAAGCAAAGCAGCTACCTATGTTGATGAAATCGCAGTATGCGATGATCCAGATGCAGTCTACGCAATTCAAGCATCAGCAAACGCAGCAGCAGCTGACGTATTTGCTAACGCTGATATCGTAGCAACAGCTGGTGATTCAGCTATCTCGCGTTCTAAACACACGCTTGATTCGTCAACCATTGCTACAACCAACACTCTTCAATTGAAGATTCTTGGCCTGCACAAAATTGCATCTAATGCTTACGGTTCATATGCACAAGTTAAAGTAAAAATTAACAAGCATGCATACAAATCCGGCGTTCTTGGCGTTTAATTTTAATTGAAAGGAGATTAAAATATGTCTATTGCTTTACGTTCTAATTATAGTGATTTGGTACTTGATGCAGCATTACCTGCTCTTGAGTTCATTGCTGAAGATGAGTTTCAATCATTTCAACCTCGATACGAGCAAATCTTTAATGTTAAAGATATGCAAACTGGTATCGCTCAATCAACCCAAGTGAGTTCGTTGGTTCCTGCTGGCCAAGTCGGTGAAGCTGAAACAATTCCGCTTCAACGTCCATACCAAGGATTTGACAAAACTTACACTGCTTTGAAATACGGCATCATGATGGCTAACAGCCAAGAATTGATCGACGATTTGCAATTTGACGTTATGTCGTCAAATCCCCGCAAATTGACACGTGCTTTCATGAGCACTGTTGAAATCACCTCTGCTGATATTTTCAACACAGGCTTCTCAACAACTGGCCCAGACGGCAAAGTATTGTTTGCTACTGATCATCCTTTGTTGGCACCTGGAGCAGGAGCAGCATCTAACAAATTGGCAGCTGATGCTGATTTGTCGATGACCTCTCTTAAAGCAATGGTTACTTTGCTTCGTCAAACGGTTGATACCGCTGGCAACAAAGTAATGATTCAACCTAAGAGCCTCATTGTTCATCCTGACAATGAATTCTTGGCTGTTGAGTTGCTCAAGTCAGTTATGCTTCCTGCATCTGATAACGCATCAGTGAACTCTGTTAACTCAGTTGGTTCGCAATACAAAATTTCGCCTATTATCTGGGATTATCTCACAGACAGTGACGCATATTTTGTATCTGGTGACAAACTTGATCACATGTTGTGCTTCTACTGGCGCAAACGTCCTGAGCTTGGCACTGATTTCGATTTCAAAACTGAAGTCGCTCTCACCAAACTTGTTGGTCGTTTCTGCGTTGGTTATAGCGATTGGCGCGGTATTGTAGGAACTCCTGGAGCTTAGTTAGCAATCGGATTTTCTTGAGTGGGGTAGGTGCTAACGCATCTGCCCCATTCTTCTTTAGAGAGGTTATAATGAAAAATAAAATTCTCATTCTTCTAGCTATTGTCACAGCATCAGCTTTTGCTGCTAGTACGTATACAAGTCATTATAATCTAGAGAAGCCTGCTGATGGCGATGCCAATTGGGGCAATTCCTATCGTACAAATCTTGATACAATTGACACGACTTTGTATGCCAACTCAGCATCAACTGCGACGCCATTAAACACACCTAGCGCAATTGTTTCTCGTGATGGATCTGGTAATTTCGCAGCTGGCACCATTACAGCCACATTGACTGGAAATGCATCAACTGCATCAGCATTAGCTGCAGATCCAGCTGATTGTACTGCTGGTGGATTTGCCACTAGCATTTCTGCAAATGGAAATTTAACTTGCTCAATTCCAACTGGCACTCAGACTTTAACAACTAAAGGCGACTTGCAAACATACTCTGGTGGCGTTGATCGCCTTGGAGTAGGCGCAAATACTTTCGTACTCACAGCTGATTCAGCAGAAGCAACAGGTCTTAAGTGGGCTGCTGTAGCTTCAGGTTCAGTTGCCATTGGAGCTGCTATCAGTGGTTCAACTGGTAGTAAAATACTTTACACAGATGCATCTGGTTTATTGTCTGAGAGTTCAAATTTTGCAATCAATCCATCTAATCAAAACATAACCATTACTGAGACAAATAACACTGGTAATGCTTTCATCGTCAACAATACATACACGGGATCAAGTGGATCGGGCATTGGTGCTGTATTTGGTAATATGATTAATAATAGTTCAGGCTACCCTGTAGCAGGAGTTTACGGTAAATCTACTTTATCAGGTAGTGGAGATAACGCCATTGGCGTTGCAGCCCAAGTTTCTAATGGCGGCCTTTCCTCTAAGTCAGGTGTTGGCTTCTTTGTAGATGTAGGTAGTGGAAATTGGACTAACTACTACGGAATGTATATTGGTGGAGCTGGTGCGGGAACGGTGACTGGTGATAACTATGCCTTGTATATTGCTTCCAATAACTCTTATTTTGGTGGTCGTATCTTGCAAGATGGATCGGCTGATGCGGTTCAAGTTAACGTTCAAGGTCACTCAACTCAGACATCGAATATTGTGAATGTAGAAAAATCAGATGGAACTGATTTGTTTTCTGTAGGTAATACATCGGTGTCCATATTGGATAATACTTTAATTGATGGCGTTGCTGATGAAGTTCAACTCAACGTTCAAGGCCACTCTACACAAACCTCCAACATATTAAACGTAGAGAAATCAGATAGCACTGATTTACTGTCTGTTACTAACGTAAATGGTACGCACATAAAAGGCACGACTACAAACGACTCTGCAGCTAGCGGTATTGTTGGAGAAAGAGTCTCTTCAACGGTTAACGCTACAAATGCTCCAACCTCAAACACTTGGGGTGATTTGACATCTATTAGTTTAACAGCAGGAGATTGGGATGTAAGCCTTTGGGGTGCTGGTGTCATAAATGGTGCTGTTATTACAAGTGGCCCTGAAAGTGGTATAAGCTCTACTTCAGGAAATTCGGCTACAGGCTTAACGACTGGTGACAATAGGTCGCAAGCATTACCACCAACAACTCTTGGTGATTCACCATTCGCTATTCCAAATTACAGAGTAAGTTTATCAGCCACAACTACTTATTATTTTAAAATGAAAATTTCTTATTCATCTGGGACGCCTCAATTCTACGGTAGGATCTCAGCAAGGAGAGTTCGCTAATGAAAAAGATTTTAATTATCAGTTTATTTTATACATTAAATACATATGCTGGATTTTGGTGTCCTGATAAGCCCAATGAAATTCGTTACCCCAAGCCTCATTCAGGGTGTTTTGAAGTTGATGACGCATTTGATGTTGAAACAGTTAAAGTTAAGAATGGTAAGTTAGAAATTGATCAAGATAAAGTTACAGCCAAAGCTCAAAAACAAGCTGATAAAGCAGCAGCCCAAGCTGAAAAAGCAGCTAAGATCAGCGCTTGTGAAGCTCTCTACGATAATGTCAATCAGGTCAGCACTAATGCTGAAATCAAAGCTATTCTCAAGTGCTTAGTGAAAGATGCTAAATGATAAAGTTTATCATATTTGCGTTATTTCTTTCTTCATGTGCATCAAAACCCATCTGTCAATTTGGCGGTAAAAGCCTTAATCTAGCACTTGTTGGTAATAGTCGTTGTGTTCTTAAATAGGAGACGTAATTGATGGATGATTTGCAACAAACAAAAGACTTCATCCTTCAAGCATTATCAGTTGGAGTTTTTAGTTGGCTTGTGTATGAGCTACGACAAATTCGAACTGAAGAATTAAAGCCAATACGTGAATCGATTGAGTCATTGAATATTAAAATTGCAGTCATCATACGTGATGTCGATAACCATGAGCATCGGCTCAATAAACTAGAAGACAAATAGGAGATTTTATAAATGGCAAATTATCCAATCGGAAGCACTCGGACTCTTCCAGTTCTTGTGACAGATGAAAATGGCGACACAATTAACTCTACTAACCGATTGCCTATTGAAAGTTTGACAGGCGGTTACACCACAAACCCCACAGCTAACTTCACACGCCCAGCAGACACTACAGCGTATGCCAGTGGTGATTTGGTGGCTAACTCAACGACTGCTGGATCAGTAGTATCAATGAGTATCACAGCGGCTCGCTCAGATGGTGGGTCATTTATGATTCGTCGAGCGAAGTTGCACAAGTCTACAACGAGTGTGACAAACGCTAGTTTTAGATTGCACTTTTTCCGTGTTGCTCCAAGCACCATTACAAACGGTGATAACGGAGTGTGGAGTGTGTCAGGTGTTGCAGATTATTGTGGTGCAATTGACGTTACAGTTGACCGCGCATTCACGGACGGTGCATGTGGTTTTGGCGTGCCTATGACTGGCAATGAGATCAGTGTTGATTTGGCAAGTGGCACAGCAGTGCGAGTTTTGATTGAAGCTCGTGCAGCATACACACCTGGTAATGCTGAAGTGTTCACAGTAACTATTGAAGACTTGCAGGATTAATCCAAATGGGAAATCCCATACGGTTTAGAAAGATTCTTAGTGGTGGCAGTCAATCGGTATTGTCACAAGCTGTTGGCTAT